CGCAATACTATACCTGTCTGAAAGAGACTATCGAGTCTCGGTCCGTGTCGCCCTGTCAACAGACAGCCCTCTAGTTGTGCTTGCTAGAGCGGGTGAACCTCGCCCACTTCAGTCGGTTGTTAAACCTTCTTTTGCAGGATCCTCTAACGCCAGCTTCTCATCGGATGAGTCAAAGCGGACGTCTTCGGACGTTCATGGAGACACTACCGATAATTCTAAAAATACCCCCCCACTATCGTTGGAGGACCTGGTCCGACTTACGGCGCGTCTTAATGCGCTGCCTGCGAACCAACGCAGGATGCACAAGATAGTGGGTTGGCCTCGTAGTATCTTAGCAGACTACAGTGGAGGAAAGGAGGGTGACGCGATGATCCCACTTACCCAGGGAAACCTGGATAAGATCTTCGCCAAATGGGGTCAACTGACCCTATATTGGCTGGATACTCGCTTAGCTCCTAGGTCCTCTTTCGTGAGTGCTCTAGAGCACATCATTGCTCACCTGAAAAAGGTGCACCTTCACCAGGGTTCTAATGGGGTGATCAAACTGCTTAAATGCAGTTCTGTGATCCTTCGACGCTATCTCGCAAGAGATTGCGTGGGAACTGCCTGGGAGTTAGGACACCCGGTCCAATTGGACCGTTCAGGTTTACCGCTCTGGTTCCCGTTACCACTAAGGCTTCTTCTGCGACAACACCATATAATGGCTGTTAGATGGACCTTTACTCTTCTCCAGTCTTATAAGGCTATAAAAAGTCCTTATAAAACACCCAAATTTGAAACTATCACAATGGATAATTTCGCCTTTGAGGCTGGGGATCTGGAAGGATTCCAGTCCTTTTGCAAAGAACAGTTCTGGCCCCTCATATGGTCGCGGGCGGGGCCCGCCAGACCTAAGTTGCAGAAGCCGAACCTCGCTGTGCGAAGTTCGGGTGACTTAGCCTTATCGCTGACCGCCGGTCCAAATGCATCAGTTAGCTTCCTAGGTGCCCCTTGGGACACACTAGCATGGGAGCAAGCTCCCACTAACTGGCTTCTCCACTACTGTGCATTAGTTGGCAATAATAGGCTTAAAAAAGCCTACCAGGCCGTACTAGCTGCAGCAACGCGAATATACGGAGACCCTCACACGACCACGCTTCAAATCTCCAGAATAGTCAAGTCAACCCAATTTGTTTCCAAATCTGGATCAGTCCTAAAAGGTCCAGCCCCAAACGCGCGCAAGCGCACACGTTCGAAGACTATTCCTGTAGAACTGACCCTGGGCAAACTTTCACTCCGGTATGAGGCGGCCGGTAAGGTCCGTGTATTCGCTATAGTAGATTACTGGACGCAACGTGTTCTTGCACCTTTACATGACTGGATGTTCGATGTACTCAAAACCTTCCCCACTGACGCTACTTTTGATCAGCAAGGTTCCCTGGAGCGATTCATGTTGAATTCGCCCAAAGATGGTTTTTCATACGATCTTAAGTCAGCGACAGATACAATCCCACAGGAACTGTACCGTGCCGTACTTACACCAGTCTTAGGTGAAGATATCGTTGACGCTTGGTTGTCACTATTGTGCGATCGATGGTATCGGACTCCGCGGGAGACTCACCACTGTGCTCCAAAATACGTTAAGTATAGTCGCGGACAGCCAATGGGCGCCCTTTCCTCGTGGCCATCTATGGCCTTAGTCCATCACGCGTTAACTTTATACGCGGCCTTCCTTGAAAAGAAGGACTTACAAATTTGGACCGAGTACAGGGTCCTTGGCGACGATAACACGAACGGCTGTAAAGCCGTAGCAGTACGGTATCGAGAGGAATCGGGTAAATTAGGCGTTCTCTTTGGGGATAAAGTGGCCCTCAAAGATGAGGGTGAGACACGCTCTGAGTGTGTTAAAATCCCGGGTCCCATGATCGAGTTCGCTAATCAGTTCTGGAAGGGTACGACGAACCTGTCCCCTCTTTCATTGAAAGAGGAGGCAGGAATTCGGTCCTCGGCCGCTCGGATTGAGCTCGCATCTAGAGCGCTTACGCGCTGGGGCTTGCCGAAATCTACCGCACTGATCCCTCGTTTACTGAGGCTCCTCATTGGACCGTCTCTCTATAAAGAGACACTTGAGGGACTGAAACAGGGGTGCTTAGGGGCTATCAGCCAGATAGCTCTTATCACTACCTTTGGTCCCGGCGCGACGACCCTTCGTCGGCAGGGATACCAATTGTCCACATTTGTTCCACTCTTGCTAGCCGTAGCCGGCAAGTCAGTGTTGCTAAGTGGGGATAAGAGGTTCCTTCTAGGTGATATTCCTAAGGGAATTGACGTTCCAAAGGGGCTGTCCACAGCTATTGCTCTCCGCTATCTATCGCTTCTTGCGAAATCGATAGAGCGCAAAATCGCTCTAACTACACGAAGCCTGCATGCACTCCGTGCGTGGGTGGACAAGTTGGAGTTCGGCTTTGTGAATATCCCTTACCTAGGTAAGGGTTCACAGGCAATGGTTGATCTAATCGTCGATCATTGGCTTTCAACGAAAAGAGCCGAAGTGCCTAACGATGGCAGACCTTTCGGGTACTATCATAGTACTCGAAACACGCAGGTTCATTCGGTTGAATCGCGGGGTCTCGGCGCCCTATCAGATGCTTTGTTCGACCTACGCTGGTCGTTGAATCAAGTTCATAATCTTATGACTCAGATTCAAGGTCGTCCTAGACGACTTGCGGAGTACCAAGCGGAGCTTGCCTCTCACAACAAAATGCATGTGTTTTGGGCTTCCTTATATGCCGAATTTATTGATCGGCTTCGCCCCCGTCCTCTCACAGACATAGTCTGGAAAGTGGTCGATGGTGTTGCCACGATCGTGAATACGCTGGCTGGCGGTATATCCTCTCCTACTAGGACCGATCCGAACTCACTGAGTGATAGATGGATAGAAGAGTGGTATGTAGATCTCATGGGGCTAGAATCAATTACTGCTGCTGCTTACTTTGACCGTCTTGAAGTCATCTCAGATGAGGGACTGTGTTCTGTCATCGATGGAGCTTTCTGCATGAAACTTCCGGATCTTCCGGATGCGCTAAACGGGGATAGCGCTGCAGCTCTCCTATGCGAGACAGACGCACTCGACATCGCTGTGCCCAGAGCATTAAAGATGCTAGCCTTCCAGTCTGGTAATACAGACGCCGAAATCATTCAACAGTACGAAAATTTATTCGAGATCCCTATCTCGGATAATATCGATGTGTTGGATGAGTTAGCACCTTCCATATTACAAGAGGGATATGACCTACACGCCAAACTATCCGATCAGACCGATTTTACCTCCGCAGACCCATTTGCTCCCCCAGACGCTCAGCGTCCGAAGAATGCATTTGAGAAATGGCGGCAGTCAGCGAGGGACCTCTTCCCAGTTCTTGACTACTTCAACCAGAGCTATCGCCTTGCGATAGATGATCTAGAGCTTCCAAACACGAAAAGAGGGGGACACCTACCTCCTGCTACCCTAGTATCCGACAAAAACAAACCATAGGTATGTTTCCGCTTCAACATACTTCTGTGTAGAACCAGAAGCACGGTCAGGTGCAGTAGTGCAGCTCAGGTT